GGCAGCGTGGAAGTAACCACGCTTACTAGCCCGGATAACGCCAAGGAATTTATCCCTGGCCTTATTGAGGCTGGCGATTTTTCATGCTCGTATTTTTTCCCAGGACCATTGGCAGCCGTGGTAAACACCCTGAAAGCCGCTGCCGCTGCCGATTACGAAGTTGATTTTTCCATCGGCATCCCAGACGGGGCAAACGGTGCGGTCGCCAGCACTATTACGTTTACTGGATTTTTTACGGAAACCGGGCTGGATACGATTTCAGCCGGAGACAACGTTATCAAGGGTAAATTGACGGCCAAAATCAATGGGTTGGTCACTTACACCTTGGATTAACGATTAGGGGGAGGGTTTTTTATATGGGGTTAAAGGAAAACTTTCTTGAGTACGCAAAGGCAAGAATTAAGAAAGTGCCAGTAGAACTGGAAGGGTTTGGAAGTGTTTGGGTTCGTGTTTTAAAAGCCGGTGACCTCGACAAATTCCAAGCCATGATGGTGGACCACGGCAAGGCCGAGATTGAAACGTTTCGAATCAATTTTGTTTCTATGTGCCTATGCGACGAAGCAGGCGAGCGGATTTTTTCCGAGAAGGATTTTAAGCAGCTTGCCGACATTCCCAGCGATCTTTTAGGCCAGATTTTCGACAAGGCATATGAGATTAACGGGTTTACCGTAAAGGCCGTGGAGCAAGCGGAAAAAAACTAAGGGAACAGCCATGGCGTAGGTTTCTTTTTCGCCTGGCTGGGCACCTTGGAAAAACGGTTGGCGAACTGCTGGCCACTATGGATGCCGATGAGCTTTGCGAATGGATAGCTTTTCAAAAAATTGAACCATTTGAGGGATTTCGTGCAGATGTGAGGGCGGCAGGGATTCAGGCAGTGCTGGCAAACTGCCACCGTGATAGCAGCACAAAGCCTTTTGATATTGCCGATTTTCTGCCAGATTACTTTGGCGAACAGCCAAAGGCTCAAAAGGAGCAAGGCGATTTCAAAACCCAGATGTTGACGTGGGTACTGGCTAGCGGAGGAAAAGTTCAAGATGGCCGCAGCAATCACGACAGCCAGCGTAAAGGTGGGCCTTGATGCTTCTAAATTCAAGGCTGGGGCAGATAGCCTAAAAGGCTATTTTTCCGAAATCACTTCTATGGCCGGAAAACTGGTTGGCACCCTTGGCCTATCCTACCTTGGCCTCCAAGGCACCATAGAAGGCGTTAAGGCATCCTTTGGCAAAGTGATGGCCTTTGAAAAAACGCAGGCCGCCATTGAAGCCGTGGCTGGTGGTGCGGAAAAGGCCAAGGCTTTAGTGGCCACACTTTCGGAAATCACTGGGCGCAACGAACAGCAGGGCACTGCATTGGCCAATATGGCCAGAAAATTTATCAATATCGGCATGAGTGCGGATGAGGCCAACGCCCTCGTAAAATCGTTTTATAAGGCTGCCAAGGCAGGGCCTGACGAAGTAACGGAAACCTATGCAAAGCTTGAAAATCTGGCCATTCAAATTGAGGAACGAGGCGTAGCCCCCATCAAGGCTTGGATTAACATTTCTAAAGCTGGTATTCCGATTTTCGAAGTTATGGCCTCAGTGCTTACCAAAAATCTTGGCCGGGTTGTTACCAGCCAGGAAGCCGTCAAAATGTTAGAAGGCGGGGCTATTGATGCGGCAACGGCCCTGCAAACGATGGCAGAATTAGGTGGAAATAATTCCACTAAATTATTAGATAATGCAGCTAAAAAGCTTAAAGAAAATATTGTAACTATCGGAAACGTAAACATTGGCCAAAATTTAGATAATGCAGCTAAAAAGCTTAAAGAAGATGGAGCTATAATTTATGAAATTTTTCAAGAAATGGGAGATAAAGGATTACCTGTATTTGAAGTTATGGCCTCGGTGCTTACCAAAAACATTGGAAAATTAATAAGCACAAAAGAAGCCATTAATATGGTTCGTTCCGGTGCAGTTGATGCGGCAACGGCCCTGCAAACCATTGAATCCATGAATGGTTCGGCAAAAACTCAGGCGGCGGTTAATGCCATGGGCTATACCATGGCTGGAGCGATGAAAAAGGCCAAGGAAGAAATCAGCCTTTATTTCTTTGAGATTGGGAAACTTTTTAATTTTGTCACTGGTGGAACCAAAACATATGTAACACTTTTTAAGGCGGTGGCTGCTACCGTTTCTTGGATGCGAAACCAAGTTGCCACGTTGCCCGAATTTTTGATGAGTACCACGCAATGGATTCCCAATTTTATTGCTGGGGTTAAGTTTCTTTGGGCATCCTTTCTGGAGGGGTTAAAGCAATCTGCCATGGGCTGGCAGATGATAGGGAAAAGCATTGTTGAAACCTTTGGAATGTCTTCAACTTCCTTTGGTGGACTTGGTGAAACCGTACAAGGGTTTGGACAAATACTAAAAACAATTTTTGAAGATTTTGGGTTTGATATCAAAAAGATCACCAACTTATGGGAGTTTTTGAGGGAAACCTTTTTACTTTTCAAGGAAGCTGCCCAGCTTGGATTTTTGGCTATAGGGCAAATTGGCGTAAAGGCACTTAATTCGCTGATTGGATTAGCCGAAGACCTTGTTAAGAAGTTTGACAAAATAACGGACAAAATAGCAGTAGCAATTGGCAAGGCTGGAGTTGCTGCTGGAATAGTAGACGAGCAAACGGTTAAATTTTTAAAGGAAGATAACGCAAGAAGGCAAGCAGCTCCAAAGCCGGATTTTGGACGGTTTAATGAAAATAATTTTGCTGATGCCAGGCAAAACATGATGAATGAGTTTAAGACAGAACGAGAAAAACGGCTTGAAGATTACAAAAAACGAGCTGCCGAAAGAGAAAAGAAACAAGCTGAAGAAGATCAAAAATTCCAGCGGGAATCCATGGCCAAATCCATGGGCGGCCAGATGGCGGCTCCCAGCCTTTTGCAACGTGGCGGGGCCGATGAATACAAGCTTTTGGTGGAACGCCAGCAAGGCAGCTTAGTTGACCTGGCCAAACAGCAGATTGATGAAACAGCAAAAACTAATCAAATACTCGAAAATGTCAGAGATGGCATGATTGATAACAATCAAGCCATCCGACAATTGCAACCCGCTGCGCCGATTATCGGCCTAATTCCGCAGGGTTAACCGTGGCCATAGTCAAAGTTGAAGAGACCTTTGCCAATCGCAGCCTGGCTATGGATGCCCGCTTTCAGGCAGATTTATCCAGGCAATTCATTGTAGTCACTGACACCATAAACACTTCGGTTTACGAGGCTACTTCAGCTACTGGAATTCCGGCCTTTGGTGACCCACACCCAGAAAGCCAATTTTCCAACGCTACCATGGTTTCTGCCAGCGGGAAACAGGATGCAAACAATCCATTTATTTGGATTATTGATTGTAAGTATTCGACCAATCCAGACGCAGCACAGGCCAGCGGGGCTGGTGGGTCAGTCAGTAGCTCGCCAGAGGTAAGCCGCCAGCAAAAAGGTGTGGAACCAGGGAATAGAGAGGCAAACCCACTTTTACGGCCAGCCGATATACAGTTATCGACTGGATTTATGAATTTTGTTTTGGAAAAAGATTTTAATAGTTCACCAAAAAAGGTGGTTAATACTGCCGGTGATTTATTTGCCCAGCCTCTTATGTTTCGATTTCCATATCTGGTTATAAATGCCAGCAGAAATACGCAATATGTACAGGCGGCCAATCTTCAGTTTTTCGTAGACAAGGTAAACAACTCATCACTTAGCCTGTTTGGTGGCACTACTGGGATTTATTCCATGACCATTGGGGCAGGCGACTTGCTTATTGACAGTATTTCCGGCCAAAGGGTTTTGGAAAATAATGTCTCATACTGGCGGGTTTCCATGGTCATTCATGCGATCGTTCCTAACTCTTGGAGCCACCTTCCAGAAAACGAATCCCCCGGATTTGATGCCAGGTTGCGTAATGTTGGTTTCAACGGCAAAGAATCTAATGCTGATGCTTCATTCAGACGATTAATGGGGCCGGATGGTCAACCGTCCAGAGTGCCTTTTGATCTGGACCAAAACGGCATAAAAATCACCGGCTCCACATCTCCCTATTATGTGAAATTTAGGACTCATCCACGGGCTAATCTTTCGTGGGTAAACACTTTCTTAAACCAAGGGGCCTTCTAATATGGCCGACCAGGTAACTTTTACGCCAGAAGATGCCCAGAGAATATCTAATGCCGTGATAGCTTACGAGAAAGGCTTACGGCAGCCGGAAATATTTAGTCAGTTAGTAGAGGAACAAGATACTTGGGTTATTGTTTACATTACCGGCCCTAGCGGAACCAACAATAATTATCCATGCATCGCCAAACGCTGGATTTTAAACGGCACTGCTGGCAGTACCCAGAATGTTAGTAGTGATGCAACTACCGGATTTATTCATGACATAAATAACCAGTATTTGCAGCAAAACAAACATTACTTGGCCAAACTTCATGGCACTATAACCATTAGTGGCGTTAACTATCCTTACTACCTCACGGGTTTTGTGGCCGCATCCAGCGGCCAATCTTTGGATGTAGTTGTGGATGTGCTTTGCGATCCTGTTAGCGGTATTCAGGTAGAAAAGGCCGCTATAGGAACCCTTACGGACACGCTTGTTTATCGCACATTTACTGCGCTTTTGGACTGCCCCAACAGTTATGCGGGCCATGGTGGGCAGGTTCTAAAAGTAAATGCAGCCGGAAGTGGGTTGGAGTTTGCCACGGTAAGTGGGGCGACCGGCGGAGCCGTAGTATTCCCAGACTTATCGGATGTTCCAAAAAGTTATAACGGAGCAGGGCTTTTTGGCGTGGGTGTCAAATCCTCAGCAGATGGTTTGCAGTTTGTGGCCCCTGTTGTTGACACAAAATACAGCATTACTGGTGGCGGTAATCTTTTCAATCGAACCGGCACCAAGCTGGGAAACTATGATGCGTATTCGGCTTTAAAATTAGTGAATGATTTGGAAGAACCTGGCAACAACATGGTGTATGGCACCGACGCAAAAGGTGATCGTGGCTGGGTTAATGTTGGTGCCAGCGTAAAGACCATAACCATCAGCACAGATGCTGGCGTTATGGATGTTACTGGCTCGCCTGCTAGCGGCAACAATCCATCCATTAAGGTAACACTCTTTGACCATGGCATAAAGGATTCCGAATACGGCGGCACGGACAAAAACGGTAAACCAGTAGTACCTATCTTGAGCGTCAACAAATATGGCGTAATTTATGCCATTGCAGATGGCGACCTTCAGGCAATTCAAAAGCTAACCATTGAATCAAACAAAAGTTTAAAGGTAACAGATGGGGTGGTGGTTCCAACCTCGGCCAATAGTTATGAGGGAAAAGTAACCATCGAAATTAAAAGCCAGGGAACAGTTAACAAATTAACTACTCAGGCAAACTATGTGGACGGCAGCACACTCGCCACGTTAACCAGCACGACAAATTCGGAAATTAATAACCTTTATTTAAAACTTAACGAAGTAATTCAAATGCTAAAAGACATGGGGGCCAGCGGATGACACTTTACACGGCAGGCATTGCGAAAGACTGCTGCGACGATTCCCTGAATGTGTACTATGATTTCGACATAGAACAGCGTCGAAATGTAAAAAACAATTTATACAGCGAATTCACGGCAAATATTACATTTGATTATGGAACAACCAGCCCCTGTGCGTTGGCTAACAGCGTTGGAGTCTGGCAGCCATGTGATTCTGACCCAACCGATGACAGTTACCCGCCTCAATATTGCCATGATTATTTTGAAATCGCCGGATACGACAAGGAATATTGGCAAGCACTATGCAGTATAAATGAAGCAATCAGAACAGAATTAGAAGGGGAAAAATTATTTCGGCGGGCTTATATTACAAATCTTGGCTTGCAGCCATTTGTTAGTTATGTCTGGATATCGCAGGCGATTGAGTTAAACCACCCAGAAGTAAGAGTAAAATATGATGATAGATTTTTTTGGCTTTATGAATGTGGTTATCAAGGTCGTTTAATAGTTTATGCAACCGATATAACCCCAGATGGAAACTATTCTGCGGGTTTTGGTTTTATTGAGTGTTCAAAGTCACGTTATGACTTATGCGGAGATAACAACACCATTTGTTGCCCTGGCCCGATTCTTTATGGCAGCATAACCAGGGGGCCGGTCACATTTGGAAAAAAGGTTTATCCAGATAAAATTCAGGCCAAAACAACAACCACACCCAAATATTTATACAATCAGGAAACTTTGTACGACTGCGAAAACAAATCCATTGAAATGAATTGGAATGATGATAAGGCTCTTTATGTTTCCGACTGGCAAACGTGCGGGAATCAGTCTTTTCGTTTAATTGGTTATTCATCAACATCCAATAACGCAGTTAGATATACACTTGACGCAATGAATTGCCAGATGGAATTTACGGAAGTTGGACCTTATATTTCGCTACTCATGGCACAATATCCGAGCTACCCGTACGAAGGCGGTTACGGTAACAATCATGGCGCATACAACACAGCTGGCGTTTTTGATTGCGGTGGTTTTGGCAATAACTGCTGGCAAATAGAGAAAGCAATTGATGATTGATTGCAACTGCGGAAACGCCAGACGTGATCTTTATACGCCAGATCAATGCCGTTATTGCTGGTCCAAGCTGATCCAGCAACCACAATTCCCTGGGCTGGTTAATGAAATTAAGCAAATGCCTGCTACACAACTTGCAGAGCCTCAAAAAATACAAATCCGGAAGGGTAACTGTTTATACCTAGGCAAAGTGATTGACCGTGCCGCCTGCAACTGTCCAGGCAAATGGGTCCATGAGTGCGAAAAGCATGGCAAATGCCGCCGTGGCCAATCGTTGGATGGCGTTCAGGGCTGCCTGCACTGCCCGGATTTTGTTGAAGATGATTGAATCTAAAGAAAATTACACTTACAATTAGGATTCCTGTTGTAAAGGAATCCTTTATGGCCGCTGGCACCCATGACATGATTTGTGACGCTGGGGCAACTTTTGAAAAGGTAATTCAAATTACCGATTCTGAAGGCGAGAACGTCAATATAACGGGCTATTCTGCCAGAATGCAGGTTAGGCCATCTGCCGCATCCAGCACCGTATTAACCGAGCTTACAACAGCAAACACCAAGATTAGCATTGATGGTGCCAACGGCAAACTTACTTTGGCAGTTCCAGCCTCGGAAACAGCCACATTTAAGGCTGGTAATTACGTGTACGACCTTGAAACCGTAAACGGTTCTACCGTGGAAAGAATCCTTCAAGGGGCGTTCGTGGTTAGGGCCGAGGTGACCAGATGAGCCACAATTATAACGACATAACACAAACAAACACCGTGGTAGTGGACGATGCCACCAAAATCGTTCAGGTAATCAAACGGGATTACCTAGTGACCATCTCACGTGATGGCTTCCAAGGCCCACCTGGGCCAGCAGGCCCCACCGGCCCGGCTGGCAGCGGTGCCAATAATATCAGCGAACTTGATGACGTTGTGCTTATCGGGCAGCAAAATGACGATCTTTTGAAATTCAACTCCGCACTAGGAGTGTGGAAAAATACACCTATTCTGGACGGAGGCCACTTCTAATGGCGAATATTCTCAAAATCAAACGGCGTGTTAATAGTGGTGGGGCAACCGCAGGGGCACCAGCTTCCCTGGCTGGCGGTGAACTAGCCTATAATGAGGTAGGAAATGTCCTTTATTATGGGGCAGGCTCGGATGGTTCCGGAAATGCCACGAGCATTTTCCCGATAGCTGGTACAGGCGCATTTTTGCCGCTTACTGGCACTGCCTCGGCCAGCACTAACATTACCTTTAGTGGTACCGCCAGCTTTACAGGAACGGTTTCTGGTTCGGCTCTGAGCAGCTATGTTTCTGCGTTTCGGCTCGATCAATTCGCCCTTCCAACCGCAGATATCAGCCACAATGGCTACAAAATCACTAATCTGGCCGATCCCACAAACCCTCAGGACGCTGCCACCAAAGCCTATGTGGACGCAGCACGATCTGGCCTCGATGTCAAAGATAGCTGCCGAGTGGCTACCACGGCTTCTATTACACTTTCTGGCTTGCAAACCATCGATGGCATCACCCTTTCCAGTGGCGACAGGGTTCTGGTGAAAGACCAAAGCACATCGAGCCAGAACGGCATTTACACGGCTGCTAGCTCTAGTTGGACTAGGGCCACCGATTTTGACAGTGCAGCCGAGGTAACCAGCGGGGCGTTTGTGTTTGTAGAGGCTGGCAGCTCCAATGCTGGAAAAGGCTATGTTCTTACCACTCTAAACCCTATTTCGGTAGGCACCACACCGCTAACCTTCACCCAATTTAGCGAAGCTGGGGCCATTACCGTGGGTGCCAGCGGTGGACTAACTTACACGAATAACACCCTGACTATCAACACCGATGGCAGCACGATCAGCATTAACGGCAGCAATCAGCTTCGCATTCATACCAGCTACACCGGCCAAACGTCCATTACCACCCTTGGCACCATTAGCCAGGGAACGTGGAATGGCTCTGTAGTTGCCGGGGCCTACGGTGGTATGGGCGTTGCCATTAGCACCCTGACCGATGGCGGTTTACTGAAAAGATCCGGAAGCACGGTAGCCACGGCAACGGCTGGCACCGATTATCTAAATCCTAATTCCACGGTAGACGGCGGCACCTTCTAAGAGGGGTTATTGTGGCCAACATTATCAAGCCGAAACGCTCGGAATCAACGGGGCAAACGCCAACGCTTTCCCCTGGCGAATTGGCAGTAAACATAGCCGATAAAAAGGTATGGGTTGCCAACAGTTCTGGAACTCCGGTTTTAATCGTGGACGGCAATGCGGCACCTACCGAAACCGATCCTGTTTTTACTGCCTCTGCTTCTTATTCCATTACCACCAGCGATATAACCAACTGGAATACCGCATATGGGTGGGGTGACCATTCAGCGGCAGGGTATTTAACCTCGGAAACTGACCCAACTTTCACGGCTTCTGCTGCCTATTCAATTACCACCGCAGATATAACTAACTGGAACACTTCGTATGGTTGGGGTGATCATGCTAGCGTAGGTTATTTAACTGCTGAAACAGATCCAATATTTACGGCATCCGATGCAGCATCCATTACGGCAACCGATATTGGAAACTGGAATACGGCATACGGCTGGGGCGACCATTCGACCATTGGCTACCTAACCACAGAAACAGATCCGGTTTTCACTGCTTCGGATGCCGCCAGCATTACAGCCACAGACATCAGCAACTGGAACGCCAAACCGGACTCGGTAGCCATTACCAGCAGCGGCAGCACCATCACGGTTACTGATAACACTGCGGGCGGAGCTGTCTCTTATAATCTGGAAACGCCGCAAGGCATTGCCACCACTGATTCCCCTTCGTTTGCCGGGTTAACGGTGGCCAGTCTGATTTATCCATCTGCGGATGGCACCAATGGCCAGGTGCTTGTGACGGACGGTGCGGGTAATCTTTCCTTTGCCACGGCTGGTGGTGGAGCCTCTGCGCTGGATGATCTCACCGATGTAACTATTATTACACCGGCGGCAAACGATGTGCTAGTGTACAACAGCACGTCAAGCCAGTGGGAAAACACACAAATTGATTCTGATTTTATTTCTGAAGGTACAACAAATTTATATTACACGGATGGAAGAGCCAGAAGTGCTTTAAGTGGTGGTACAGGTGTTTCCTATAATTCTTCAACCGGAGTTATCACCAATTCTAGTCCTGACCAGACCGTAGTTCTCAACGCTGGAACTGGTATCTCGACTTCTGGAACTTACCCCAATTTTACGGTGACTAATGTAAGTCCAGATCAGACCGTTGTTTTGACTGCTGGAACAAATATTTCAATAACTGGAACTTATCCCAATTTCACGATTAGTTCTTCTGGTGGTGGCTCTGGAACCGTAACTTCCGTTGGACTTTCCGCACCAACAGGCATGAAGGTGACTAATTCGCCAATCACAGGAAGCGGAACCATAGCACTGTCCATGGACACTGGTTATGCACTTCCAACCTCTGCATCTCAAACAAATTGGGATACGGCATACGCCAATCGAATAACCAGCTTAACCACTACTGGTTCCAGTGGTTCTGCGACACTCGTTTCAAATACACTGAATGTTCCAACCTATACATTGGCGGGATTAGGTGGACAAGCATCGTCCACAAACCTGACTTCCCTTTCCGGACTCACTTATGCCGCAGCCTCGTTCGTCAAAATGACGGGAGCAGGAACCTTTGCCCTAGACACCAGCACCTACCTGACTTCAAATCAAACCATCACCCTTTCCGGCGATGTCACGGGTTCGGGAACCACGGCCATTACCGCCACCCTGGCTACGGTGGCAGCCACCAAGGGCGGCACGGGCCAGACCACCTACACGCTGGGAGACACCCTCTACTCCTCATCTGCCAACATCCTCGCCAAACTGGCTGGCAACACGACCGCCACCAAACAGTTTTTATCCCAGACCGGCACGGGTACCGTATCAGCAGCCCCGGCTTGGTCTACGGTATCCAAGTCCGATGTTGGCCTCGGAAACGTCTCTAATACAGCTCAAGTTACTTCCGTTACTGGAACCAGTCCTGTATCATCTTCAGGTGGAACCACTCCGGTAATTTCCCTGGCATCCGGATACGGTGACACGCAAAACCCATACGCAAGCAAAACCGCAAATTATGTCCTGGCCTCTCCAAGTGGTATAGCCGGTGTGCCTAGCTTTAGGGCTTTGGTCGCTGCTGATATTCCGACACTTAATCAAAACACTACTGGAAGCTCTGGCAGTTGCACCGGCAACAGTGCTACGGCTACCAAATCAACCAATTTAATTGGTGGAAATTCAACTACTTTTCTAGGTGCTATTCCGTATCAGTCAAATACGGACACTACTACGCTGCTCGGGCCAAATACTTCCACAACAAAAAACTTTCTTAGTTCCACAGGTACTGGAGTAAATGGCCAAGCACCTTCATGGTCGGCAATTTCTAAAAGTGATGTAGGCCTTGGTTCGGTTGAAAACACCGCATTAAGCACATGGACAGGATCGGCAAACCTTAGCCTCACTGGCACCATAACATCTGGAACCTGGAGTGGCAGCGTTATCAGTTTAGCCAAAGGTGGTACTGGAAACAATTTAACGGCTGTAGCTGGAGCAGTTGCATGGTGTTCATCCTCTGGCATTGGTTTTACTGCTGCTGGAACCAATGGCCAAATGCTGCAATGTAACGGAACTGCATCGCCTCAATGGGTTAACCAAAGTTCATTGGCTGTAGGTTCTGCCACGACTGCAACAAACATTGATGGTGGTGGCGTTGGTCAAATGCCATATCAGACTGCCTACGGTGCCACTTCTTTTATTCCGTATGGAACCAGCGGTCAGGTTTTAAGGGCAAATGGTGCAGCAGCTCCAACCTGGGAAGATCAGGGAATATTTTCATCAGGTCGTTTGACCTTGCAAACTGGTGTGCCTGTTTCCACGACCGACCAAACAAGTAAATCCTTTTTATATTTTACTCCCTATAATGGAGACAAAATTAGCCTTTACAGTGGTAGTTCCTGGGCAACTTATACATTTACAGAAAGATCTATTACCCTTACATCATTAACAAATAACACAAATTACGATGTTTTTATTTACAACAATTCTGGAACTTTAGTTTTGGAATTAACAGCGTGGCTAAATGATACGACTCGAAATACATCCCTCACGATGACCAATGGGGTGTATTTAAAAACAGGTGCATTAACCAGAAGATATCTTGGAACGATTCGTACCACTTCTACAACCACTACGGAAGATTCTCTGGCAAAGCGTTTTGTTTGGAACATGAATAACGCTGTTGAAAGACTTTTGTACAAAAATACCTACCCAACTTATGCATACACAGGACATCCTTACACTACTTCTTCATGGAGAAATTGGAACAACGACTCTACTATGTCTGTCCATTTTGTTAATGGATTGGATAGGAATGTGGTTGTTAATTTTGGATGTGCCTCCGGTGCTGCTTATGCTAGTCAGGGTGCTGCGTTTGATGGTGGTACTCCTGCCTATGATAGTGTGGATATGACAGGTCGTGCTGGTAGAGCATACACTATACGAAGCGGAAGTTGTTTAGGATATCATTACTGTACAATGATGGAGTTTGGCACATCTGGTTCAACTTACATTCAAGGAATACTAGAAGGTTCATTTTGGTGCTAAGGAGGCAATATGTACTATTTAGTTGAATTTAACGATGAGATAAACAAGGTTGTAAAAACTCACGGTTTAAACCTTAATAATGATGGAACATTTAGAATTGATTACATTGAGGAACCAACGCAAGACCAATTATCTATCGTTAATGATATGATTCAAAAATATCCATTGTTTTGTAAAAAAATGGAAAAACTTGAAAAAATACAACAAGAATGGAATCAGACTATTGCTCAAGGATGGGATTCTGGCCAGGGCCATTTGGGGATTACGGCCAACGATGTTGCACTTTTAAGCGGTTGCCACGCTCTCGGAAAAGAAGCCGATGCGCTTGGCCTGCCTATTCCGACTATCGTCACCATGGAAAACAATGAAATAACCTTTACCACCATGGCGCAGTTTACCCAGTTGATGCTGCAATATGGTGCTTATCGGGCGCATTTATCCAGCACCTTTGCCGCCAGGCGAAGGGCGGTGGAAAGCGCAACCACCTTGGAAGAGCTTGAAAATATCTGATTTAAGCTGAAAGTATTTTTTTAATCCTTTAAAATACATTAGGTATAAAAATAAGGATTTAAACTATGGAACCTTCCAGCATCATTTCCGTAGCCGAACG